TACCGGCGGCCATCGACAGGTCGCCCCACATGCCGGCGGCCGTCAGGATCGGCGAGCCGGTCTTGTGGAAGAAGCTCGTCCAGTATTCGCCGTTGCCTTCGTAGTCGTTGGCGAGGTCGATGACACGGGGAAACCCCATCAGGCCACCTTCGACTTCCCGAATACGATGGCGCTCATGTTGGCGAGGATCGCGGCGCTGGCGTGCTCACACACGCGGAAGTAGTTGCCATCATGCAGCACGACCGGAGCATTACACTCGGCACACACGAACGCAGGGTTCTCTTCCTGCTGCTCGATGTTCTGCGGGTCCGGGGTCATGTCAGGTTTCCTGAGCGGTCAGCGCCGAGGCCGCGAACTGCGGCTGAATGCCATTCGCCACGGCAAGCGACGAGTTCAGAGCACCGGCATAGAGCACCTTGCCCGCGCCAGAAGCCGCCGTTCCGATGGCCACATGGGTAATCGTCGCGCCGGTCACACCGCACTGTGCGAACTGAGCGAGCGCCGTGTTGGCGGCGCTGTTGCTAGTCACCGTCCAGCCGCCGGCAGTACGGGCCACGGCGATACGCGCATAGTTCGTGTAAGCGGTTTCGTTCGTGGTCTGCGCGCCACCGATGCCGGGGTCGGCAGTGTGCAGCGACAGGTAGAGGTTCGCCAGCGGCGACGCGGCGGCGTTGTCGGCGATGTTGGCGATGGCCGTCGCGTTGAACAGCAGCTTCAACAGGTCGTTGCAATAGGTTGTACTCTTGGGCATGGTCGCCTCCTGCTAGGTTTTTCTCATCATCAACATGACCGTCACGCTGGTGCCGGCGCCACCCACGACCTTCGGCCGGATGTACAGCACCATTTCCGTGACGGCCTCAATTCCTGCCGCCGTGAAGCTGATCACGTTGCCCTGCGCGTCCGTCAGCGGCGACCAGTGACTTCCGTTCAGCGATCCTTCGAGCGACACAGACGCGCCGCCAAACGCGCCGACGACCTGAACCGTGCGGTCCGCATGGCCAACGTAGTCAATGGGGGCGCCGACATCTCCTGTGGCGAGTCCGCTCCATGTCGCGATGAACGACTGAGCCGGACCTTCTGCGACGGAGACATCGACGGTCGCCATCAGCAGCCGCCGTACATTCTGGCGATCTTGTCGAGCGCGGCCTGACCGGGATTCTCTTGCTGCTCTTCTTCCATCTCTTCACCCGGCGGGCAGAGTTCCATCGCCGTGATCTGCAGCGTCATCGAGTACCCGACCTCAGACTGTCCATCATCCATCGACACAGCGATGACCTCGCACAGCGCATCGAGGCCGAACTGCTGGCCCACCTGCGGCATGTTTCCGTCGCCCATCGCGAGCTTCTTCAGGGTCGCAGCGTCGAGCGTGATGCGCAGGCCATAGGGATAGTTCGGCGTGTTGTCGGCGACTGATCCGAGAATCGAGCCTTGCGCCTGCGTTCCTGATTTCATGTCGATCATGGCGGGCCTCAGAGTTGTGTGAATTGACGGGTCAGGTCGGAAAGCAGGTCGCCGCTTTCGGTCTTGGTTTCGCTGGCGGTCTTGGCCGTGTCAACAATCTGCGGCGCCATCGCGGCCATCTGCTGCGCCTGCATGGCCTTGGCCTTCTCGGCACGGATGCCGGCAACCTTGTCGCCCGAAGCGATCAGGTCCGGGTCGATTCCAAGCATGTCCGAATAAGCATCAACGATTTCGTCGCCGTTGATCTTGTCGAGCACTTCCGGCTTCAGTTGCGCCAGCCCGCCGACAATGCCGAGCAGGCGGTCAATGGAGCCGGTCGCCACGGCGCGCTGTGCCTGCGCCAGCATGGACACGAACTCGACATTCACATCCAGCCCCTGCAGTTCTTCAGGCGGCGGCTGCAGAACGCCGGACTCGGCCAGTCGCTCAAAGGTCAGATCGACAACCGGGGCCAGCATCTCGTTGTGCAGACGTTCCAGCACCGGGCCGAGCATCAGCAGCTTCTCTTCGTGGCGCTCGGCAATCTCGCGCGCCGTGATGTTCGAGCGCTGATCGTTCGCGATCATCATGAACAGGTCGGCGTAGAAAATCTGCCGGATCAGTTCGCGGCGATCTTGGATGTCCATCAGCAAGTGCTGAAGGTTAAGATTGACCTCGAAGGCCGAGCGGATACCGCCAGTCGGCGCGGCTGCGTCGTAGTAGCTCACGCCACCCGGAAGCAGATCGCCTTCGCTTCCGCGCAGCGCGGTCGGCACCTGCAGCGGCGGCTTGGTCTGATAGTCGATGCCTTCGGCCTTGCGAAGCTGTTCGTGCTGCAGCGCCATGACATCGCCCAGCGCTTCCATGCCGGGGCTGTTGCCGTAGATGTCGCCGCCCGTCACGTCCCAGCGCGGGCAGATCGCCGGGAACCGCTTGTAACCGGATTCGCGCAGCATCTTGTCGTCACTGGCTGCAGCGACTTCCATATAAACCGACTTGAACGGCATGTTCTTCGAGTCGCGCTTGGTCAGGTCGCGATCCTTGCGCGGCTCGATGACGTGCAGCACTGTGATCCAGTGGTCGAGTCGATTGTTCTCGAAAGCATTCTGCACGCCGAGGCTGACGTTCTCGATACCGAACTCATCGACAACCTGCGCCACGGTCATGTCGAACTCGCGGTACAGGGTATTGACCTGACCCTTCGAGTCCGTCGAGATTGCGTACTCGCCGACCGTCAAGGGATGACAGTGTATGATGTTGTCGAAGTCCGGCAGGATGATGCACGCGGCCGTGCCGAACCCACCGAGTTCCTTGTAGAGCGAGTGCATCGCCCGATAGAAGTTGCTGCGCGCGAAGACCTCGCGCATCAGCACGCCGACATCATCCAGCCACAGACGGACGGCAGACGACTGCATCAGCTTGGAGTCGGCCACAGCGAGGCGGAACCACGGCCGCGCGGGCGAAGTCATACCAGCCATGAGGCCGGAAGCCAGCGTGTTCAGCGCCTTGCTGCCGGTCGAGTCATAGATGGTGTTGTGCTTCTTCTCGCCACGGTTGCGGTCGCTAGTGACGAACCGCCCCTGTCGTGGCATCAGGTTGTCGGAAATCTCTTCCCAATGAGTCAGCCACGAAGAACGCTCGTTCTTCAGAGCCGCCCACCGGGCGAGATAACGACCCCGCTTCGTGGTCGGTGTGTTCATCAGGAACCCAGCAGCGAAGCCTTAGAGGTTGCCAGCGATGCGGTATCGACGCCGCTCGGGCCGGTCAGAAGAGTCTCGTCTTCGGAAGCCTTCATCGACTTCTTTTTCTTGCGCTCGACTTCAGACTCATCGACTGCGGTTGCCTTGGCTTCTTGCGGCGGCGCCGGGGGCGGCGGGGGCGGCGGCGGCGCCTTGGGCTTCTTCATGCACATGACAAAATCCTTTCATCGCCATCATCGGCGCTTGAAAGGATCATAGGTTCGACGTTCCGAGTTATCCGCACGGCTCACCAACGTCTTCGGGGCCACAGGCGCGGCAAAGGTCAGCGCCAGCGCATCAGCCTTGTCAGGCGAGCGCCCTATCTGATCCTTGATGATGGCCTTATCCACGATGCGGAACTTGTCGCCCTGATAGACGAACGTCGTCGCGCACAGTTCTTCCTTCAGTTCCCGGTCGGGCGCCAGCGCGCCGCCGGACTTCACCCACTTGGCAAGCTCAAAGTACATCTCGCTGCGCTTGTTGTAGTACCGATAGTCGGATGCGCGGCCACCGAACTGCACGCCGATCACGCGCGACCCAAGCGAGCGCATGGCGTCAATCACCCCGGCGCCATATCCGCCAGTCTCATCGACAAAGAAGGCATCGGCATTCTTTTCGTTCGCTTCCATGATGAACTGCTGGGCCAGTAGCATCGTGTCAGGGATTCGCATAGTCCTGACCGGGTACGCCTGCCGGCCGATCCGCATCACAACCGCGCTTGAGTCGTCGCCCTGCCGCGCCACATCGCCGCCGAGGACAATCGGCGCATTGATGATTTCGTCTTTCTTGTACGTCCGCGCCATCGCTGCATCGACTTCATCGGCGCCTAGCAGCGCATTGAATCCAGACGGAGGGAACAGGCCGAGGATCGTCGCCATGACCCAAGGGTTGTCCCGGCCATAGGCGCGAATCATCTCTTCCGCGTGTTCCTTGCTGACGCGCGGCGTGCGCTTCGGATCATCCGGGTCGGCGGTGATCGTGATCAAGTCCCATTGCTCGCCGGCCTTGGTGCAGGATTCGTACAGCAGACCGCTGGTGCTGGTCGGGTTGCCGGCTTGGATGATCGCCGCGTCCCTTGGGTTGCCGGTGAATATCTGTGTAGCCGCACGGCCGACCGCCACCGGCATGTCGCCAGTCTCATCAAGTAGAACGAACGGATACTGGCTATGCAGGCCGGACAGCGCGCGACCGATGGCTTCCGCGTTCGCATCCTTGGCAAACGACCGGGCCGACAGGAACCACGTTTCAGGGTGATCGTTCGCGTAAATCTTTTCCTTTGTCCATGTGAAGGCTGCAGACAGGAACGGACTGCGCGCCTGCCACTTGGACAGTTCAGCCCATAGGTTGTCTTTCAGGTTGTCGGCCGTGATCGACAGCGCCGCGCCCTTCGGATGCTCCCCCTTCCCGGCGAAACACGCGAGGCGGTGCCATCCCATCCACGCCAGCGTCGCCGACTTTCCGGGGCCGGTACAGGCGCGCATGCACAGTCGCCGCGCCGGGTTGTAGTCGCCGCCCAGCGTCCGCATCGCATCGACCTGCCATGCGTCAGGCTGAATCCCAAAGCAATCGACCGCGAACTTGACCGGATCGCGGCGCCATTCCTTGATGCGCTCGCGGGCCTTATTCAGCGTCGTCGTCATGAACCAGCGCTTCTAGGCCGATGTTGCCGCTATGCTCTACCTTCGTGCGTTCGCCGTACTTCTTCGGGGCCAACTTGGATAGCAGCCATTTCCGGGTATCCACCTGAAGACGCTGCTTCTGCACCGCGCCGCTATCGGTCGCTCCGGTATCCGTCGAGCCGACTGGATCATCAGCGATCTTCAGCATCTCTTCGGCCATCATCTCAAGGCCGACATCTTTCGCGCGCGCGTACTTGTCAGCAAACGACTTGTCGGTTTCGATCCACTTGAAAACAGTTGTCCGAGAAGGCATCCCGGCCGAGTTGCAAATCTTCACCATCGACTCGCCCTCTTCCAGCCTGCGCAGAATCTCATCGGCCAGTTCAGGCGAATACATCGCCGGCCTTCCGGTCTTCTTCTTCGCGCTCATACTTCCTCTTCCTCTTTCTCTTCAATCCTGATCACCCGCACATCAGCGACAAACGAAATCCTGTGCCGATAGGTAACGATGTCGCGCACCGTGCTTTTAGCGACACCGAAGCGCTTCGACAGCCGGTCATACCCTAGCCCATGATCTTCGTGCAGATCGCGCATCAGATCGACATCGGCATCAGAGAGCTTCGACCGATGATGCGTTTCCCCGACCCTGCGGCCGGCCTCATTCACCTTGATCCGAAGCACCTTGATGGTCATAGCAGCCCCTAAACAAAAAGACGTTCGATAGTTATTGCGAGCAAATCCATTTCATCCATCTTCTGAATCCGCATCAGGCTTTTGTTGCCATGAATCCCATTCGGACCTGTGTGGCAAGACGGACAAAGTGGAATTGTCAGAAAGTCACTGGCCCGCTGACTCATTCCCTGCCCTTTCCGAACGTGATGGACATGGACGCCATGAGCCCCACAGCATGCGCAGGGCAACGCAGCAACGCGGCCCATGTGGCGCTTTCCGGCGGCGCTCATGCTGCCATCCTCTGATGCGGCTCCGACCATGCGACGCCGCGCTCGGCACCGAAGGCATAAATCAGCTCGATCAGGTCGGCGAACTCGCGCTTTCCCATCTTGCTTGTCGATTGGCCGCAAACCACGAATCCGCCATCAAGCCCAGGAACGACCTTCTGCTTCTTGAGCGCTGCCGAGAAGACATCCTTCCATTCGTCTTCGCTCAACCGGTTTCCGTACCAATCGACCTGCTGCGCGACGTCATGCAGCATCGGCCATAGCTTCGCGTTCTGGTCGAGTGTCCGCGTGCGCTCGCCAATCGTCACGGCGAACCCGTCCGGCGCGGCCAATACCTCGCGACATGCAGCCTTGCGCGCAGCTTCCCCGGTCAGGATCAGCGTCCGCTTCATGCTGCAAGCGCCTCAAACTCAATCGCCACCTGCTCCGTCAGAATGTGGCGGCGGATCACGGACAACGGCAGGCGGCCATAGGCTTCGGCCTGTTTCTCGACTTCCCTGGCGAACGCTTCCACCTCCTGCTCCGTGAGTGGCTTTCCGTAGTGCAGCGCCTTCGCTACGCGCGCGCAGGCGGTGGCGGTGATATCCAACCCTTCGGATGCGGCGATCCGTTGCCAGCAAGAGGCCCAGCCCTCCAGCGCAGGGCATACCTCCACCATTCCGCCCGACCATTCCGGCATGACCGGAACGCCTTGAACGGTATCGACCTCTCCGGACCGGAGCTGTGCAACCAGTGTGCGGATCGGCTTGAAGGTGGCGTATATCTTCCCGGCGCGTTGCCTGCGGGTGTCGCCCATGTATTTGACGTTCCACCCCATTACGCAGCCTCCCGCTTCTCTGCTGCGATACTGGCGCGGATACGCTGATTGATTCCAGACTCTGCCGGCCTTGTTGCTGCCTTGTGCGCCCAGAATTCACGCGCCGCCGCTTTTTCGTCATCGGTTCCTTCGGCCATGATCCGGCCAACCTCTGACCTGTATTCGGCCGCGTCAGCAGACGACCAGCCGTTTTCGATACGGTCGGCGACATAGGACGAATAGTTCTCCCTGTCTTTCTCGCCGCCGTCAGCCTTTGCCTTGACGGCTTTCAAGCGCTCGACAAAATCAGTAGTCACTGGTGCGCCCCCTTCTAACGGCCTTCTTCTCTTCGCGATATTCCGGTTGCCAGCCGTGCGCCAGATCGGAAAACGAGGTTGTGCTGCCACGGAACATCAGACGCACGGTTCCCGTACTCCCCTGACGGTTCTTCGCAATGCCGATTTCTGCCGTACCCTTGTCCGGGCTGGATTCGTTGTACTGCTCATCGCGATAGACCATCAGGATCACGTCGGCATCCTGTTCCAGCGAACCCGACTCGCGAAGATCGGACGGCAACGGGCGCTTGTTCGTCCGTTCCTCGCACTTCCGGGAAAGCTGTGACAAGGCAATCACCGGAATCTGCAACTCCTTCGCCAACCCTTTCAGGCCACGGCTGATCTGCTCGATCTGTTGATTGCGGTTGTCGCCATCGCCGACCATCAGCTGCAGGTAATCGACCACCAACAGCGACAAACCATGCTTGCGCTTGACGCTGCGCGCCTTGGTCGCAACGTCGAACAAGGTCAGGCTCCCCTGATCGTCGATCACCAGCGGCAGGTCACGCAGGCGCTGAACGCCGAACAGGATACGGTCGCCGGCATCGCCGGCCATGTTCCCGGCCAGCACTTCCGACAGCGCCACATTCCCGGCCAGCGAAATCAGGCGGTCGCTCAGTTCCGAGTCCGACATCTCCATGCTCAAGACCAGCGCCGTATGACCAGACTCGGCAGCGCCGAATGCCGCCTGTACCGCCAGTGACGTTTTTCCCATGCCAGGGCGGCCGGCGACGATGACCAGATTCCCCGGCTTCAATCCACCCGACAGCCGGAAGTCGAGATCGGCAAAACCGGTCGGCAACCCGCCAGTCTCTCCCGCTGCGCGGCGCTCCAACGTATCGACCACCGGAAGAAGCACATCGCGCATCAGGCGCGGCGACTTCGTGGCGCTCGCCTCGGTGATCGCCATCACCGCATGCTGCGCAGCCATCAGCTTCTCGTGCGTCGAACCGGACCCCGACACGGTTGCGCGAATCGTATCGGCCGCGCCGAGCAACTGGCGCTCAAGCGCCTTCGCCATCACCGTCTTCGCATAGCGGCCCACGTTCCGGGCGCTCGGCGTGTGCTGAACGATGTCCCCGAGGTACGCCAGACCGCCTGTCAGGTCCGTCATCCCCTTCGCGTCGATCGCCTCGGCAACCGTCACGACATCGACCGGCTGGCCTTCGGCAACCATCCGCAGAATCTCCGCCAGGATCACCCGATGCGCCTCGGAGAAGCAGTGATCCGGCCGCAATGCGCCGATCTGATCGGCTGCGTTGGCGTCGAGCAGCAAGCCACCGATGACCGATTGTTCCGCTTCCGGCGAGAACAGGCGGGCGAGTTGATCCGGCGCGTTCATGCCGCATCCTTCGTCGCTAGGTCGGCAGCGATGCCAACCGTTGAAAGCCGGAACTGGTTGTCGGCTTCAGAGTAAAACCACAACCGAAGCCAGTTCTCCTCAACGGCACGCTTGAAAACGCGCCGCCACTCCGTGTAACGCTTGCGCTTGGCCTTCTCGTCGGTCGTGTAGCGATCACGGAACTGAATCCATGCAATCTCGATCCAGTCAGCAGGAATTCCGACCTTCTCGCAGTAGTCCCACAGGGGCTTATAGTCGGATATCAGCTTTTCACCAGTTCCGGACAGGCTTTTAATCCATTGCGACATGGTGACGCCTGCCGGCTTTTTCGGTTTCGCGAAATCCGAAGGGGGAACATCCCGAAGGGATGTGGGGTTTACTATTGGTTCTTGGTTATTGGTTATTGGTTCTATAGTTATAGGTATATCTATGTCTACAATGCTTTTGTATTGCTTTTGTCCGTGCTTTTTACTTGCTTTGGACAGTGCTTTTGTATTTGCCTTTGTATTTTTTACCAGAGCAATTACAGTAGCAGAATATTGATTTTTGCTTTTTTCAATCACTTTTATAAACCCCCAGGAAACAATATCTGAGAATGCTTTTGAATATGTTTTCCAGCTTTTTATTCCGATTGCCTCCATAGCCATCATAGTCGGCAAACCAAACTTTTGTTTCCATCCTAAACGATTGTAATGATCAATTATAAAGAAGTATAACGCTGTATGATTAGTGCTAATCAACTCCGGGTGTTCGTAACACCAGTCAAACCATTCCCTTGACAATTCAAACGTATTAATTTGATTATTCTCCTTATCAGCCATTATCGTTAGTTAAAAATGTTTAATTCAATAAGCCTTTCATCGTTTCTTTCCCAAAGAGCTG